TGTCTCGCGTTCACCTGTTTCTGGGAGGGGGTCAGGAGACTTCTTGACCTGTTGCGTTTGATGATAACGGGTTGTTGTTGTTTAACAATAGCCGCTGTTCATGTAGAAATTGTTCATGCCCCTTTGCAATTATGTAAGCAACAGAACCGCGGGCCACACCGCAGGCCTTGGCGACATCTTCGAGTGTTAAACCACGGTCGCGCAACACATACGCCTTCCGACATATTTCCGGTGTGTGTACAGTAGTTGTCACGAGGTAATCTGTTTCTGTGGTGTCGATCACATCACCGTCATCGTTGACCTTTACGCTGGCCGGGTATGACATCCACCCGCGTTTAACTGCTCGAGCAACGAGGAATCGGGCTTCAGCCAGAAGCATCGCATTGGTGACCGTAGACTTTAGAATCATAGAAGTGATGGTTGAATATGTACTGCGAAAGTGTGCTTCTGCTGTTTGTTGCCGATGATAGCGAATATGCGCTTGCGGTGTTGTGAGCCTGAATACCCTGGGTGACATACGCAAGCGAAACGGCCGTCATCCCAGATGATGAGGTGGTTCCCGCCTTTGTCCTGGCCGGCCTCGTGACAGGCTGGGCACCGGCCAACAAAGCCACCCGATTGTTTGCGGAGGTTACCGACAAGGTTGAGCTGGAGGCCTGGGATGCCGTGGTCGACCTGTGGGGCGGATGGGGCGGATATTTTGAAACTCATTGTGGTTGTAGATGCAGAATAGTCGATTTTTAGGAGCCATTAAGAGTTGGAAATTGCCGCCCCATCCGCCCCACATTGCATTTTCGTCAATGCTGGCGGGCCTAAAGTGTGGGGCGGATCTTTTTCGTATCCGCCCCACATTCGGCTCATTCGAGGTCGTTACAGGCTTCATCGAGGCGGTAGAGCATGACTCGGAGGTAGCCGCGGGTGCCTGAATCGTCACGGTCAGAGCGGTTGAGATGCTTGGTCGGGATGGCCTGGTGGACCTCGAGCATCAGCTCAGCGGCACGTCGTTGGAACTTCTTCTCAGGCTCGGAGGCCCACTCCTTGTTGCCGCACATCTGCAGGTAGGCTTGGAACAGTTCCTCGGTGCTGATGCTGTCTGCGGCCATGCTGGTGGGCTTGATGTGGTTGGTGATGAAGTAGCGGATCGAGTCGCTCTCTGACAGAAGGCTGTCGATGCGTGCCCGCTGTTTGGTGGTCACCGGGAACGAGCGGCCTTGTTTCAATACACGCTGCAGTGATTCGGCACCGGAAAGGAACCAGTTGAGAATACCGGGCCCCTCTTTATCAATCATCACATCGTGATAGTTTGGTATTACAGTTGATGGCTTAGGCTGTGAGAAATCGAGCAGCAGTAGGCGACGAGACCACGCACCGAGATCGCCCTGCACGTTGACTCTGAGTTTGCTATTTGCTGTGACAATGACATTCCAGTCTCCGATCAGTGTCTTAACACCGTTGCGGTTCTTGAACTCGGCGATGATACGGTCGCCTCCGGTCATGGCCTTCAGGAACGATGATCCCTCGCACGATAGGAAGTCCGGGGCCACGTCGGCGCCGATCAGGAGTGTCTTGTCATGGAACAGGCCGGCCTCGAAGCGCCCGCCGAGGTGGTTGGTGCGGAGCTCGGAGCAGTTCTCGTCGCCGACGAGACGCCGGACAACACCTGCCACCGTCGACTTTCCGCCACCGCCGGTGCCGGTCAGCAGGAGGATGACCTGGGGCTGGTTGCGCTGCAGGAGGGCCAGGCCGCCCCAGTGCTGCAGCATGAGCTGGTCTTCGGCCTCTGGCAGAGCGTGGTCGAGGAAGGCCTGCCACATCGGGCTGGTGGCGCCTTCGACGTATCGGATGGGCGTCTGGTTCCGGGACATCCACTCCGGCGAGAAGCCATGCATCCCGTAGGGTGTGACTCGAAGGTCGACCATGACGTTCTCGGTGTGGACTATGGCGTCGGGCCGGTTGAATGGCGCTCGCTCGACCTGGAGCTGGGCGGCCAGGTCGATGACGCTGTTTGAGAACTGCGCGGTCAGCTTGGGCAGGAGGCTGCGCAGGTGGGGCGCTGCCTGGTCAGCGGCGTGGTCGAGGATGACCTTGCGGGCCATGGCCAGCACCCGCTGGCCGACTTCCTCCCGGGTCATGGACTGCCAGATGCCGCGGTCGGCCAGGTAGAAGTAGAAGCAGCCGGTGACGGTATCGAAGAGAATGCGTTCCTTGGCAGCCAGGTAGGCCGCGAAGAACGGGGCCTGCAGGGTGCCGGTGCCCTGCTTTGAGAACACCCAAGGGTCGCCGTGTTGTTGCAGTAGCTCGGCGATGGCCTCGTTCTCGCCGGGCACCGGCCAGCCTTCGGGCCAGCGGATCTGGGAAAAGTCGAGTGTGATAGGCGGGTTGTCGACCAACACGGTGTACTCACAGCCCGATGGGTGCGTGCCCTTGACGGTCGACAGGTTTCCGGTGCTGCGCCACTCATAGAGGGGACGCCCGAGCTGCCGGCCGTTGACCTCGACCATCTCGGTGGTACTACGGGCCGAGGAAGGGCCCGGGTATGGCCCGGAGATGCGCACACCGATCTGGGCGCCGCGGCGGCCTCGCCACCGGGCAGTGGTCTTCAGCTTCGGGTTGACGGCGAGGAAGGCCTCGAGGCTCTGGTCATCATCGAAGTCGATGGCGCAGAACCCGCCGGAGTGCTCGCCCAGGCGCACGGCGACGTTCCCGTGCTCCAGTAGGGCCTGATAGGTGGGCGCCGCGGTGCTCTGCAGGGTGTGCTGGGTGTACTTGACGAGCGGCACCTTTGTGCCCGGGCGGCAAGGCACCAGGAACAGCGGCGTGCCGAGCCATTGCTCGATCTCATGCGTGGACATCATATCGGGAAATCAGGTCAGCGGTTCGCGGCGTTCAAAGCGGATGGCCTCCTCGCTGATGAACCAGCCCTTTGGCCATTCCTTGAGGTGCAGGCCGACCAGTGTCCTGACTCGGCTTAGGGCCACATAGCCTTGCCCTGGCTCCCGGGCCGCTCGGATGTCGATGTAGGCTGCGTCGAGAGTCAGGCCTTGGGCACGGTGGATGGTCATGGCGTAGGCGAGGCGGAGCGGATATTGCCACACGGTGACGCCCAACGTCTCGAAAAACCATTTCCTTAGCCCCACAGAAATGGTTTTGCCGCGGGTGTAGACGTCGATGGTGTCGCCGCATTTGCCGGTGACGAACCCGATCTGGCCATTGGCGAACCCGGTCTCTGCATCGTTTGCGGTGAACATCACGGCTGCCCCGATCTTGATCTGGAGCACTCGAGGCGTGCTCATGTTCTTGGTGGCGAAGTCGATAGCCTGCGCCACGCCTTTGGTATGGGCCTCGAGGGTGATCAACTCGCCGTTGACGGTCTCGAGGCGGTAGCTGTTCCACTTGTCGACCTGAGCGTTGTGGGTCAGGAGATGGGTGATCTCGGCCTTTGGGAACCAGGAGACTCGGGAGCGCAGCACGTCGGCGTCGGTCTTGGCCAGCTTACCGATTCGGAACCCGCTCAGGGCCTGAACGAACAGCTTGTCGTCCTGGCGCCGAACGGTCTCGAGCTTGATCGTCTTGAAGTCGGCCTCGGCCCAGGCATCGGATCGGAAGGCCCAGTCATAGGGCTTCGACTGGTCGATTCGCACCGGCGGTAGCTGCAGGAAGTCACCGAGCACAATGACCTGCAGCCCGCCGAACGGCCGGGCATCATCTCGGAGCAGCTTCAGCCAGAAGTTTAGGAAATCGAATTGGCGCCCGGCCATCATGCTGATCTCGTCGATCACGAGGATCTCGGCTTCCTCGACCCGCTTGCGGGCATTGTGAATGGTCGGCTGATCGAACAGGCGGTTTGCGGCCTGGTCGAAGGTCTCGTTGTCGCCGGGCCCGAGCTGCATCCCGCACCAGCGGTGCACCGTGGTGCCGCCGATGTTGAGTGCTGCGATGCCGGTGGGGGCTGTGATGGCGACGTTCTTGGTGCCTTCGATCTGCTGCAGGAATTGCCGCAGAAGGTATGACTTGCCGGTGCCGGCCTGCCCGGTCAGGAACACGTTCCCGCCGGTGGTCGCCCAGGTGATGAACCGGGATTCGGGCGTGAACTCCGGGAAGTCGGTGTCGATGACCGGACAGGTGGCTGGTGTCATATCAGTAGAGTTCCGGGCAGAGCACGTCGTGCACCTTCTGTGTCAGCTCGACATCCTGCAGTGCATAGGCGATGGCGGCTTCACGATCCCGGAGCCACAGGTCGGAGAAGTCGGCGCCGCTGCCGGACTTCTCGCCGAGGTTCAGGTGCCGGCAGATTGCAGCCAGGCTGCCGTGGGCCCGGTTGTCCCCGAGCTGCCAGATCTCCCGGAGGTCGACGATCAGATCATTCCAGTATCGGCCATGCCGCATCCAGTAGGGTGGTGTCACACGGTGCTTCCAGGAGCGTTTGTAGAGGAACGGCAGGTCGAAGGCCTTCACATTGAAGCCAACGAGGCGGGCCTGGCGCTCGAAGCCGGCAACGATCTTCCACCATTGCACGAGCATTTCCTTCTCGCCGTCGGTATCGGCGCAGAGCACCCGGGCCTTCTCGCCGGGCACCTTGTATCCGATGCAGAGCACCTGGCCGCTCAGAGCGTCGAGCGCAGCGTTCTTGATGTAGTCGGCGACGTGGTTCTCCTCGGCCTTCTGGATGCGCTCGGCGATCAGGTCCGGGTTCTTGATGTTTCCCAGCTTCACGTCGGCCGGATTGAATGGCGGGATGTTGAGCTGGTCGACCGGCAGCGGCCCGGTCTCGATGTCGAAGATGATTGTCGGATTGGCTGGCATAGTTGTCTTGGTTGAAATTGTTGCGCGTTTGTCCGCCGATGCGCGCCCCCGGCAACGAACCATGAGTCCTTCAGCAACGGGCTGAAGAAAGTGTCTTGCCGCAGTGCGGGCAGATGTTGAGCTGGTACACGGGCTCGACGCCCAGCCAGTCGCAGATCTCGTGATAGGTCTTCACGCCGAAATTGGCGACACAGCCCGGCCGGATGTGGCCTTTTTTGAAGAGATCGAGAGCCTCGTCACGATTGCGGATGCCGATGGCCTCGATGAATCCGAGGCACCGGACGGTGAATGGGTAGCCCCACTCGGCCATGATGGCCTCGCGCCGGCCGTACTCCCGGAGGATCTGGTCGATGCGCTGCTTGGTCAGATTGAACCGAGCGGCGATCTGGTACAGCTTGAGCCCTTCGTTGCGCAGCGCCAGCACCTGCGGGATCAGCTCTTCGGTCTTCTGCTGTGGTTTGCGTGTGGCCATGGTGTGATCAATATGGGATCTCGTCTGAATCCTGATCCGCGGCTTCGGTGGCGAACTTGGCCTGATACCAGTCGAGCGCCTTGATCAGACGGCGGTCATCCGCGGTGGTCTTCTCTTGGGTTTTGGTCTTCGGCAGCCAATGCTCGATGAGGGCCCCGATGGCTTCCTCGGTCATCTCGCGCAGCTCGACTCCCTTGTGCTTGCCGACATGCACCTTGGTCTTCGAGAGATCGGTCTCCTCCTGGTTGTCCTGGCTGCCCGATGTCTTCCGGTAGCTTGTGTCGCCGCCTTCGGTGGCCTGAGTGCTGCCGTCCTTGGCCGGCCTGTCCTGCAGTCGCACCCACAGCCCCGAGGCCTGCAGGGCCTCGCCGGCCTTGTGAGGTGTGATGAGCTTGATGTTGGCGAACGTCTTCGAGCCGTCCTGGCTCTGCTCGTGGACGATGACGACATTGGCCGGGCGCCCGATGAGCTGGTCGAGGTCGAGGCTGCTGGTCTCCTGGTCGGTGAGTTTGCGCCCGAACCAGTCGCGCAGGAACTTTGTGAGGCCCGCCTTCTCATGCAGGCTCGGAGTCATGGGGGCGGTCATGACCACCCAGGGCTGTGCCGGGTTGCGGCTTTTGTCGATGAGATCGAGCTCGAAGGCGATCTTGAACTTCTCCTTGGTGCCGTACTGCGTTTCGTATGGTTTGAGCGGCGTGATATCCACGCATACTGCGCGGCCATTGTATTCGGGGCACGGGGCGTAATCCTTGCCACCTGTTTTTCCACTTACGATCATGTTTTCGTCTTACGTTGTGTTGTTGTTGTTGTGTTATTTCGAGGCCTTCTCGACCTCGGAAAGTTGTTGAGCCATACGGGTGTAGTTCGCCCAGTAGTCGGGGAATGCATCCCGCAGCTTCTTCAGGTTGCTGGGATCTGCAGCCAGTGCCGCGGCGCCCAAGGCACGCACGAAGCTGCCGCCGTATTCCTGCATCGTCCTAGCCACATCTCGGTCGGTGACGTTCACTTGGTTCCCTTTCCACGTTTGCGCGTCCAATAGGACGTGTACTCCATCTTCTTAGCCTTTGATGCCGCCACGATCTCGCTGATCTCGCCCTTGCGGAAGCGGTAGTGGCCGGTGCCTTCGTGTCTTAGTTTGTCTGCTCGGTTCATACCTTTTCGGTGAGTGATCTGATGTACCTGTTCCGCTCCTTGGGTTTGACATTGATGAGGTATTCAATGGCCATACAGGCGTTGACGCTTGCGGTATGTTCCCAGTCCTCCTTGTTGTCGTAGTACTCATGCCACCGCTCGCTGGGTGCTACGATGACTTGGCCGGTTCGCTTGTGCTTGAACACGAATGCGGCAGGTCCGATTGGAACGTTCACGGCTTCACCTCCTTCTCATTCCACAGCAGCAGATCGGCGCGGAGAGCGTCGTTCTCTCGCTCTAGTCGGGTGATGCGTTCACGCTGCCCCTCAAGACGCTGCGCTGCTTCAGCAATCGCCGCGTTGGCTATCCCATCGTCGGATTGAATATCCTGAGACAATATCCGCATGGCGGCGATTAGTGTTTCGGTTGAGGTTCTCACAGCTTTGCCTCCTTGGCTTTGTGCCATCGGTTAATGTTTGCCATGTCGTCATTGTCATACAGGAGTTCATCCCCCGCCTCTTCCAACCGCTTGATGCGTTGCTTAAGATCCTCGTTCTCCTTCGCCATGTCTCCGATGGATTTGCACAGGCGTTCGTGCGCTTCGTATTGAGGGTTCACGGCTTGTTTGCGTTCGAGTCTCCTGCACAGCATACCGAGTTCGGCCACATTGTGCGGAGTCGAGTCTGATATGGGCGTGTCGCTCACGGCTTGGCTTCCTCCCATTTATCAATCGTGCGGAGGAAAGCCTCTGCGCGTTGTGATGCGGTGGCGAATGCAGGCGTGGACCATCGCTCATTCATTGACTCAAGCGAGTACACATACGATGTAACGTGCTCGCTAGTCAGCACCTTCTCCGCCTCATGCATCGCATTGAGGTCGTTGAGGTAGTCTGGGATTGAATTATGAGTGACAAGTTTTGCCTCTGGCGTAAGGACAAATTGGTAGGCAAATTCCCATCCTACCGTGGCGGCTAGTTGATCTGGATGTCCATTGCATTTCCACCCACACGCTTCTGCGATGGCAATTCGTTGTTCTTCTGGTGTCATTTCCCCTCCTCCATCACTCCGCACGGGAGCCATGTGACGCCCTTGTCGGTGGAGTGTTCGTGATTTTCCAATGCGGCTTCACGAGAAATAGGACCGGAATTAACCCAAATCTGTCCTATTTTATCGACTTCAAGGATAAGGCTTTTGGAATTATCATGCTTTGACTTGATCCACGCCCCCAGCGGAACCTCATCCGCAGTCCACGGGCGGAGTTTAGCGATGGATTTGATTCGGTACATTTCTGTGTCGTCACCCCAGTTCCAATACGGATCATCTGCTGTCACATTAGGTGTACGCTTTAATAACACTTCCTTCCCATCCACAAATGCTTGCATTACGCGGATGACTTCTTTGGTTTGTTTGATGTTCATTTTGTTTGTTTTTTGCTTATTTGACTCCCTCCGAAATCATGGCGTGCTCCAGGATCAGCACGGCGTCCGCGGTTTTGAGCGTGATGTGCAGGCTGGGCCTCCTTTGCTGTGCCAGCCCCTTCAGGTGGGTCTTCCAGCCCTTGCCGTGCGTCTTGCTGGTGCCAGCCCCAATTGTCTTCTGCCAACGCTGTGGCGGCACCTCGATCACCCGGGTCTTGGATGCTGCGATCAGGCCATGCAGGAATCCGACGTTGCGCCCGAAGTTGAACATGGCGCTGCCGGGTGCTCCCTTGCCGCCGATGTAGCCGCCGACCTTTTCGATGTAGACCACGTCACTCACACCCAGCCTGTCGAGCATTAGGTTGCACACATCGGCATCGGTGGTAGGCATAACGTCTAGCGTTATACCGCTGGGGCCGTAGTGCGCCAGGCCGCCTGACAGGCCCGGGTCGATTGCTAGGATGCGCTTCACTTTGCAGCCTTTCTTAGCCAGGTCATAATTGCCTTGTCGGCTACTGCCTGCATTTTTAGGCCGTAGGCGAGGCAGTAGTCCCGCAGGGCCTTATGTGTGGTGGGTGTCACGTTGATGGTTTTTGGTTTGGTCATTTGAGATGCTTCTTCACCTTGGCCCAGTAGGCCTCGGTGGCAGATTTGCGGTCGCCTGCAGGACCGCCATTCCATCTCCTGGCCAACTGCTCGGTGGTGGCGCCGCGGCCGTAGTGCTTCAAGTAAGCCTCGCACACTGCTCGGGCCTGCACCCGGTTGGTCATGTCCTCCCAGCGGTAGTGGCTGCCAGTGATCCGGTTCACATCCTGCACCACACCGCGGTGGATCTGCAGGGGGCCAATGGCGCGTCCGTTGTCGCCAATGGCTAGATCGTTGCCGGAGGACTCGACGATGATCAGGGCGCTGATGAGGTTTGAGATGGTGGTCATGGTTTGGAGATTTATGCGCGTTGGCCAGTCGCGCCCCTGGTTGGGTGGTATTGGCCCCACCCGGGCCTAAAGTGTTGTTGCCTTCGACGTGATCAAGATGACCCAGACCACGCCAACGGTCTACATAAAAAACTGTTTTTCTGTAGATTTGAGAAAAAACCCAATGTTTACCGAGTCGAAACCGCTGTCACTTTTTGTCGATCAGCACGAATTTGGCGAAGAACTCAGCCTTGGGACGGCAATGGATCTGGCCGTCGTCGACCCTGCGATAGACCACGGCGTCCCATTTGGTCTCACCGACGCGCAGTTTGGCGTCGAGAGTGACCACCTCGACCTCAATCAACGGCTTGAATTTGTTGAAGAAACGCATCGGTAGTGTGGCACTGGGTAAGATGCCCTGGTTGGCATCGGTATGCGGAATGTCCTGAACTCCATGATGCCGTTCTTGACCGCCGCAGTCAGCATTTGATTTGTCTGAGCCCTCGCAAGCCCCCATTCCTTGCCCCACTGGAGCGCGGTTTTCCATTCAGGGGCCGGGACCTCAACTTTACGCTGAATCTCGTCCCGAATGCGTTTTAGAAGCTCGGCAGATTCCATAGCTTTTCTCCTTGGGGCCATTGGTGGACGTAGAGTTGGGAGGTGGTGTCGGTGTACTCGCCGAACACGATGCCGTGCGACCACGCTAACGTACCGCGTCGCCGTAGCGCGTAATCCATGCATGGCGCGTCCGCCAGTGTCCCGGGCGACAGACACACCGGATGGTCGCTGCGACGCCCTGTGGCCATCCCTGCGCGATGCGCATGGGCCACCACGGTGTTGCCCCAAGTCTCTGCGGTGTCGCGCATAAAGTTCTCGGAGTAAAGGATGCCATGGCCCCACTTGTAGCCTCCCAACGTGTACCAGCTGCGAGGCAGCACGTCGTGATGTTTGATGAAAACTTGGGCATGCCGCTTGATCGGCTCACACATCTTGTCCCAGATGGCTTCGGCAAAGCCCCGCACCACGGTGTTGTGGTGGTGCAGGTACTTCAAAGCTCTTTGATCGTGGTTGCCCAGGATGAACACCGTCGGTCTCAAGGCATTTAGAAAGTCTCGACCACACTCAATGTCATCGAGATAGTCGTCCGCATGATCCGAGTCGTCAGGATTGGCAAGAGAACCTGCGCGGAGGCTGGCGAGGTCGTAGGCGTCCCCCAAGTGGATCACTTCATCGGGCTTGAATTGCTCACGGAAAAGCAGGGCAGCAGCCAGCGCATCCTTGTTTGCCCTGTTACCGTGACTGCACCCGACAGCCATCACACGTTTTCGGCCTTGGACAATGGTCACACCGGATTGCAAGCATTTTCTCTAATCAATTGCAAGCACTATGGCTACACCTCGCATCAAAATCACGGAACGTAAGCTGCACCGGCACAAGGCAGACGGCCTCGCTTGGGTCGGTGACGGCCGCATTGAGATCGACCCTCGGCTGGATGAAAAGTACCGGCTCGAGGTCCTGGTGCATGAGCTACTGCACCACATGCATTCAGAGTGGGTCGAGGAGGAGGTAGAACGCCACGGCGAATGGCTTGGGAAGATCCTGTGGCGGCAGGGGTATCGAAGGGTCAAAGGTTAAATTAAGCCACATCCAGATCGACTAGCCTGATTGTCCGGTACAGATCGCCGTTGGTTGCGTCAACGTAACTGGCTCCGACAACGGTCTCACCAAATCCGTAGGCCCGTTTTGGAATCCACGCAGTAGCCGCAACAGGAGTTGATGCGTATGGCCGCGCATTGGTCACGTCAAAATTGTATGATCGAAAACCCTTGCTTCCGCAATAGCTAGCAATTGCGGTTTGCGACACGTAGTAATACGGATCTCCGGTTGCCGGATCAGTTCCCGTTTGCGCACGGATTCCGTTAGCAAGACAAGCATCATATTGGTCAAGACTGAGGTAAAAACCCTCAGCGCCGGTAGGGGTTGTGTCTTTTGAGATAAAGTCTCCCAGCTTTGATGGGGCAAGCACCCCAGATGCATCAAATGCGTAAATTGGGCACCAAACCTCACCGTGAGCCAACGGGACAGCGCGGTTCCATCCAGAAACGTGAGCCTCCAACAGATTCCAAAGAAATGCTGACTTTGGAATCTTGTGATAAAACTGGCCAATCCCGTCGTAATCCAAAGCGTTTGCAGTTGGGATGTAGGGTAGATCAAAATAGGTCGATGCGGTCCATCTAATGTCTGAAATGTAAGCCTGTTCAGTCGAAGTCACAGAGACTTGCGTGTACCATGGAGCCAAACAAGCCATTGCAGCATTGTTTCGGTCTTTGAAAACATCATCGGAGACACCAGTGCTTTGAACTGTTCTGTCTGGCCTCCCTAAAACTCTGACAGATGCGTCAACACCACCTTTGCCGCCCCATTTGTTGACCCAAAAATCAGATCCAAAAACATTGGTGGTTGCTGGGCTTACAGGATTTGTCGTAAAAACTCGCTGAAGATTGTAATCGTAGACGCTGCTGGAAAATCCCCACGGTCCACCAGATGGAACGTAGGAGCAATTTACGGCAGGATGTGATGCTCCTCCACCAATTGCGGTTCCTATTTGAGGGAATACATATCCATACATTCCGCTGTAATTGCTTGGCTGCGCAAGAATGTATGTTTTTTTGGAAGATATGTAAGGTGTATTGCTGTATGATCCAGCACCAAACCGAGACGGCCTCCAATCTGTTCTAAGCTCCATAACGTTTGCCGTGCGCTCATAGCTAGGTATGTCGCTGAAAGCATTTGCATCAAATTGGTCTATTCCAACAGCAGTTGAAACGGCCACTTGCAATCCAATTGGAGTCAATCTGACAATTCCAACCTTTTCTTCAGAAATGTCGGCAACGTCGTTAAAGCTGTTGATAAAACCCTCCTCAACAGCAATCCGTCTGCGAAGTGTTCGCATTGTTTCCATCCAGGTCGGGACATTTCCGGATTGCCATTGGGTTGCTGCATTCGGTGTTGCTACGTTTTGCGTGTAGTAGTAGGACGGGTAAGCAATTGAAATGTAAGTTGTAGTAGGATTGATCTGCCAATATGGATCGGTTGAACCAAAAAACACATTGCAATCAATCGGATAGATTCTGACAATTGCATTTAGTCTCTTGCTAGTCATCACCAATACATCACCAGAAACCTCAGCGTTGATACCTATGCGTTGCAGCTTAGGCATGAAGTCGTAGACTCCGGTAAAGACAGTGATGTAATCTTCAAACACAGCACCGGAAAGACTGCTGTAAATCTGAACCCTAGCGCGACCCCAAGTAAAGATTGCATCACCAATTGCGGTGTTTGCATTGGTTGGATCTTCGTATTCCGGAAATATTGCTCGGATATCGTACATGTACCGAGCGTCAACCCAAGCATCCATTGCTCGCATCCATTGGAGCAAAAGAAACGGATTTGCTATGTTGTTGGCTTTTGCTGATCGCTCCATGCAGACGGCAAGGGAATCCGGTTGTCCATACATTGGAGGCCCGCCAGCAAAATACGGAACGTCACCTTGGAAGTACGGGAAGAAATATGTGCATGCAGAGCCTCCGGGCCATGTTGTAGCCCAAGTTCCATCTGGTCGCCTTCTAAACGATCTGCAGCCCCTTGGTGGAACTATGTGGCGGTCTGCGCTCCCGTCTGGAAGCTGAAGAAACACAGTCGCCCCATTGGAACCGCAATTGTGAACCCTCCAACAATCGAAGCGTTGATATGTGTTGAGAATCTTAAACTCAGAAACTCCTTCTAGCTTAATGTCAGCAACTGCGATTTTGTGTTTGTGGATTCTTCCGGGAGGCAGTGAAGGAGTTGAGCTTACTGAGGAAAAATAAGACCTTACGTATGAACTCATCCCAGAGTTCCAATCATCAAAACCTAGGTGAACGTCGTAATCAATGCCATTGATATTGCGCTTGTGTAATTCAAAAGACTTTTGAATTGATTCAACATTGCAATAGCTGGAATTGAATGATGCAACGTAATGGTCTACATAAACCTGACCACCAACAACGTCCAGATATTTGTTTTCAAGTTTTGAAAGCTCTACGGCAATCTGCGTCTGCGTTGGCGTGTTTCCTGTCACATAAAAGCTTGCAGCAGGATTGGTGCAATATTCGTATTGAACCCCAAATGGAATTTTAGAATTTAAACCAATAACAAACGGGCTTTTGCCGTCTAATGTTCTTGCGCACTTGTTGTCAAACCTCGCATACAGATCGTTCAGGTTGCGAGCATTCCACATCGCATCCTTTCTATCAATTGCCAGTGGCATATCAATAGAACCAAGACTCTTCCGAGGTCTGTACCGTGGTCGAGCTTACCGGGGTCTTGAGCGTCGTGCCATTGGCATTCTGCTCGACACGTTGGCCGGGCCCGGCAACAAGCTGGACACGGCGCACGGCCTCAATGAGCTGATTGATGGCCCGGGCATGGTCTGCCTTCAGGCCGCGCTCGGACAATTTGGCTGGGAGTTGTATCGGCATGGCCTTAGATCTCGCAGAACTGCGCGAAGATCTTCACCGGGCTGTTCGATGCTCTGACGTACATCGTGGCATCGACCCACGGGATCAGGATGAACTGCCCGGCAGGAATCTGGAAGCTGTACGGCGAGGAAGGCCCGATTGAGACCGGGTTGACCAGATCGAGGTTGACCACCAGAAGGCGGTACGGTGTACCGAGATCCGCGGTCAGATCGAGGGCCTCGTCGGTGGTTCCGACCACCTGAGTCTGCTGCCCCATATCGGTGCCGGTCATGTTGGCCACCGCGCTGTAGGACAGTGAATTGATCGTTGCACCGCCTTTCGCAGCATAAAGCCGCGCCGACATCTCGACTTCGTTGGCCATGGTGTTGGTAGGTTAGATCTCGCAGAAGGTGGCCTGAATGGTCACCGAGGAAGTGTCGGCCTTCAGGTAGAGCGTGGCGCTGACATAGGGGATCAGCAGCGTCTCGCCGGCCGGGATGCGCATCGTGTAGGTGCCGGAGACAAACCCGGCCTCGACGAAGTTGGTGCTGTCGAGGTTGCTGATCAGCAGCTTGTAGGGGCTGGAGACATCGACCGGCACGTCGAGGGCCTCGACCGTGATGCCGATGAGCTGTGTCTGGCTGCCCATGTCGGTGCCGACCATGGTGGCGGTTTTGGTGTAGGTTACCGAGGGCAGATACGCACCGTTTTTTGAAGCGTACAGCCGGGCCGTCATTTGAATCTCGTCTGCCATAAGGTGTGAGTGTTTTGGTTAATGTTAGAAGAACGGGTAAATATCCAGATCGTATGGGGCGAACGTCCAGGAGATCACCTGCTCGACCTGGTTGGTCTTGGTGATCAGGTTGGTCGAGTAGTTCGTTTGCTTCCAGCCCCACGCGGTCCCGGATGGAGCCTGCACCTGTCCGGTGATCGGATGAACAGGAACGGGTGGCAGCATTGATGAGACCGAAAAAGGAAGGCTCCAGATCTGTATGAACGAGAGCGGGTAGTAGACAGGCGGGATGCCTTGCGGAACCTGCGGCAGCCCCAGATTGCCGGAGAATGTGGCGATGCGCGTCAGGCTTACCCGAGCCACAGGGAACGAGTCCTCGCCGCGGGCCAGCTTCGCCCAGATCCGGCGAGCAATGGGAAGGTTTCCTAGCGGAGAAACATCCTCGAGCTTTTGTCCATTCCTGACCGCATCTTCAATGGTCTTCTTGTAGTATGCCGCATCCCCAGTGGCGTCGGCCTCCTTGGCCACAGCAGATAGCGCAAAAACGCTGATGTCGACGTAATCCGTGCGGAACTCGTAGCGGATGTCGGCGATCTCACCTGGCTGCGGAACCGACTGCTCGTAAATTTTAACGCCGGGGTCGTAGCTGCTTCCACCGATAGTGACCGTGGCTTCAGAGTAGGGGCCGTCCTCCCGGATCGAATACTTGGCGCCAATGGCCACCCATTGCGCCGAGGCGATTCGGAGAACGTCCTTTGGTCCTCTGAATGTAAGCTGAACCACTCGGCCTGTGCCGCTGTTGTCGTAGGATCTCGAAACCTCGATGTAGCCCGGAAACGCTGCCAGCTCGTTTGCTTGTTGGATCGTCGCCATGTTATTCGGAGACGGCCTCGGCCGTGCGTTGGGTGTTGCGGCTGATGTCGCGGATGTCCTGAGCCTGCGTCTTCACGGCGCCAAAGTAGCGGTCCATGTTGCTCTGGAAAGCGGTGAACCCACCAGTGCGTGCGAGCTGATCGCCCGATACCGCGGATACGGCAACCATCTTTCCGGCCGGGCTGTTTTCAAAGGAAGCGTTGCGCATCAGTTCAGCCCTCTTTTCGCGGGCCTCCCTGCGAGCCTGCAGCTCGGTGTCCTGTTCATCCATTGATGTTCTGAAGGCCTGCAGGCTTTGCGAAATGATGTTTTGAGTCTCACTCACAACACCTTTGCCGGAAATCATGTTCACGAACGTCTGCGACCGCATTCTGGCGAATGTGTCGAACATATTCCCGACAGCTTCCATCAACTTGAAAAACGGCACCACCACATTGGCTATCAATGCGCCCGTGCCTGAAGACATGGTTTTGTTCATGATCTCCACGCGATCATTGGCTTCGTCGAGTGTGGTGATGACTTCGTTCGACATGACCATGCCGAGGTTCCTGGCCTGCTGCGCTGCTTCGCCAAGGCCTTCGACCATTGACGGGATCAGTGCGCCAGAACCCCTGCCAGCAAGTTCTCGAAACGGTTCGAGCAGTTGCTGTGGATTTGATACGTTCTCGAAGGCCTTTCCTATCTTCAGGAAGATGTCCTCGAGTTTGGCTGTCTTCAGCTCTTCGGCCGTGATGCCGAATTTGGTGAACGCTGCAATCAGGCCTTGATTCCCTTGAAGTGCACCAGTCCTAGCCACCGCGATTTTCTCGAGTGCGCTGCTGACTCCTTCCAGGCTTCCACCAGACATCTCGGCGGCGAACTGCATCTCTTGCAGGAACTCCGCGGTCACGCCGAGCTGAGTCGACAGGTCGTTGATTTTGCCGGCTGCATCAATGGCCTGCATCCCGAACTGAGCGAGCTTGTCGACGGTGAAGATATTGGCCAACGACGAGCTGATTTCCCGACTGATACCTTTGGCCAACGAGGTCGCCCTCTTGGCGCCTGTTTCAAAGGCCGTACCATCGAACCCCAGCTTTGCCAACAGTGAGAAGATCGCCATGGTCAGTTATGAGGATGTTGCTGCGCCCAACGCCACAAGGCCTCGTCCTTGGCGCTCCACAGTTCGACTTCACCATGGGTCTCGGCTCGAGCCAGGACAAGCCTTTCGGCGTCACCTATCGGCATTGACAGCACGGTTTCCTCGCTCAGACCAAGCTCGAGGCAGCAGGCCATCATTCTCTCGGGCCAAGGCATCGACAATGCCTTTTTCACGCCGGGCTTGGTCAGGATCTCCGGCGCCGTAGATTGGCCGGCCATCCAGTTGTTCCATTTCTCGAACTCGACCTCGAACGACAGCTTGATTGTTTTGCGCGTCCAAAAACGAACCGCAATGCCTCGGAGAGGTGATCGCATCGTTTTTAGTGATTCTCTGATAGGCTGGGAGCAGATCAGAACCGCCTGCATGAGTTCTGGCCTGCCAACCTCACCACCGACAACCAGCGGAGACTGGAGTCTGTGCAGCACCAACGAGTGCCCGACAGAAAACGGAACAAGGCGCAACCCCATCACAATCGGACAGGGTGGCGCCGTGGCTATTAGGATGTCGGACAGGCCGATCACAGGTTGATGGCGGCTCCCGAGGCGGTCAGGTTGGTGTAGCGCTTCAACGTAATGGTGCCGGTAGCCTTGCCGGTCTGGGTCGTCTTGATCGAGCCACCGCCAGCATAGATCCAGCGGTTGCCGGTGGCCGCATTAATGGCATCGGGGTATCCACCAATCTCAATGATCGGAGCGCCGGTGATCACACAAGTGCCGTTGACGTCCGGCAGGCTGGCCGCCAGGAGAGCATTGGCCGTGCTGGCGCCGCTCGGGATGAAGTTGAGCGTCAGCGTCAGGCGGTTGTTGTATCCGATGTGGCCAACAACCTCGCCGGCGCTGTTGCGCACCTCTTCGGTGTCAGCCTCGTGCGTGATGTCGTAGCTCTCGACGTCCGGGGCGACGTAGCCAGTGACAACGAGGGCACCCGCGGCGTCATAGAGCGCCATCGAGGCCGGTGATCCGAAAACGTATTTACTGCCTTGAGTGTTAGCCATGGTGATGTGTTACAGGGTTGAGGAACAATACAGCGTGAAAGTCCGGGTGAACGTCCTAGACCTATTTGAAATTGAAGATGCACCGAAATCAAGCGGTGCGGCGAACTGCGCCGTGAATGGACCGCTGGCGTTGTCCTGGTCGGCATCTAGCACCGATGCACCATTCGCGTCGAAAAGCGGCAGAATGAGGCTGTCCAGCGCTGCCACGGTGGTCAGCATATCGGCCTCGTCGGTGTCGTCGGCCGATAGCTGCAGCTCGACCTCGATATTGACCTCGCAGGTGAGATCCGTGCGCTGCATTGGCCGCGCAGAAGTCGACGAGACAACCACCCGCGGGAAGCTGGGCATGGTGTCCTGCTCGTCGGGATCGTCGTACAGGCCGCGGCTGTAGGATGTCAGAAACGACGGGGTGCCGGCGCCGGCCCCAGACCAATCTCCGGCGGCCAGGTAGTCGACAAGCGCCTTCTCGGCTCTGGGTGCAACGCCGTTCATTTGATGTCGATGCCGTTATCTACCAACACCTGCCCATTGGCAAGCAGTGCATCGGTAAGGTGAGTTGATAGTTCTGCCAGTTCGTCGTCGTAGGCCTTCTGCATCGACGAATCATAGATCGACTTCACTCGACCGAGTTGATTGTCGGCAATGCCGGATTGCATCAGCACCGATGCCGTTGGATTCCAGCCAGGCACAGCTTGATAGCCTTTGGCCTTGGTGCCCTTGTGAACGGCGACATTTTCCGCTGGAAGTCCGTATTGGTTGGCGATGGCAACCAACGCTGCGTTGGGCTTTTTCGGGGCCTTGTATCCGGCCGGCTTCACAAGCGGCTTCCACTTCGGCTTGTCGTATTGGCTGAAGCCTTTGTTGAAAACTCGGATTGCCTTCACCACACCGGAGCGCAGGTAGCCTACCGACCCGATGGCCTTGCGGTAAACTGCCGATGCGGCCTCCTTCATTTCCTCACCGTACAAACCGCGGCGGCCGGCCTTGCGTTCCCGGGCCTGCGCAATCAGGTGAACACGGCGCAGCAGCCGGCTCTTGCCGATGCGCTTGCCGGTCTTCTTGCTCTTCCGGTTGATGTCTCCTAGCGGTTTGGAAAGGTAGTCTGCGATGCGTGCGCGTTCCGATGCCGGGCTCTTGGGCGGCACCAGAACGAACAAGCGCACCATCAGGTAGAACATCCGGGCGTTCACCGCCTTATCGAGATCGCGGGTGGTAGCCAATAAGTACTGCTTTAGCGCAGCGTCGAACCTCGAGGAATCCACCGTGATATTGACGACAGGCCTCATTTGGTCTTCGCCCCGAGATCGAGGCTGTAATAGGCGCCTGAAGCGTCCACGCGGCACGATAGGATGCGCAGCGTCCGGCCTTGGTACATCAGCGTACGCCCGACCACCGGCCGTGGCTTGCAGAAGGTCATAGCGATGCGGTCGGTGTTCTCCAGGAGAACGAACCCGGAGTCTTCACGCTGCAGCCTCGAGAAGGTCGTGCCCTGGTCGAGCGTGTACAGCGTCGAGTCCATCGAGACCAGCGTGCTGTCGCACGTCTTCCAGTCGCTGAACATGACCAGGATCCGGGACGTCACGTTGTCCTGAAAACCACCGGCCACCGGGTTATTTGCGTCGATGACGGCTGCCGGGATGCATCGGATCGACGAGCCCTCCCAGATGAACATCGGCGCCCCGAGCATTTGCTGGAGCACCGCCATGCCCTGCTGGAGACTGGATCCGATGGTGGTCATCAGGCGGTGAAGTAAGTGCCAGAGACTATTAGGCGGCTGGTGGCCTGGAGATGGGGGGCCAGGCTATTGGCTGCTCCGGTCTCGAAGTGCGACAGCTCAAGGTAGCTGGTGCCGGCGATTAGCCTGGCGATGATTGCAGTCTTGGCCTGGTTGGTGGCATTGGTCAGCCACACCGCGGCGGCGGCCTCGTAGGTCACGGCATCAGGCAGCGACAGCCGGAGGTTGCCTGTGGCGGATCCGGTAACCGAGTTGACGGTCACATCCGCGGTAAATGTGGTCACATACCCGATAGAAGTGTGGCGTGCCGTGTTGGTCGTGATGGCATATGTACGGCCGCCACCGGAATCGGTCAGCGTAGGCACCCAGGTCGACGGCGCTGCATCAATGGGAAGATTGCCATACAGCTCGTCGAAGTTGTCGTTGATCTTCTGGCCGGCGCCCCGGAGCGTGTCGCCGGTGTTGTCGTTGGCGATGGCGCCGATGTTGATGGTTTGCTGGGCCATGATTTTATTCCTTAGGGAGAGCGTACCAACCTTCTGCGAGCGTTATACGGTTCTTGGAGAGAGCAGGAACACCGTCTGCACCTTTGACCCAGATTCGCGCCTTAACACTCTCAGCCAGGCGCACAGGCTCTCCGTGGGGCACATAGACCACACGGGTGGCGCAGCCACAGCTAGACGCCAGACTTATCAATACGATCCAGCAGCTTTTGTTTAAGCTCAGGGTCGGGTTTGGCATCTTCGGCAGTGGGTTGAGTTTTAGCCAGGCCGGTCAGCCATTTCAAAATGGCTGTCACGATCTGCTCGATGACGTTCATTCCTTTTTCTCGGCGTCCTTGGCCATAATGAGGCCGATACCGGCGGTCACCGCTGCGATGGTGACGGTAGGATCGACCGAGGTGGCCGGATCGGCGTCGAAGATGGCCTTTAGAGCCCCGCCAACAGCAACGAGGATTGCGCCGATACCTGCGAGTGTGGTTTTGATGTTTTTCATTTGCGTTTGATGGCTTTGTACAGTGCGACACAAGCGGCGGCAAGGCCAACCACGGCGGAAAAGAATCGGATTTGGTCGGTGAGCTGGGGAAGCATAGAGGCTCCGGTAGCTGCTGCCGATGTTGCCAGTGAGGCTACGAGTCCATTCGTTCCACCGCCGTGGTTGGTTGCGTCCATGTTACTCGGGCTTGTGTTGTGCGGCTGCGGTCTCGAGGATTTCGACTAACGGCAGGCCGACTTTCATGTTGTTGACGTTGCCGGCTTTCATACCAATGACCAGCAGTTCGTAGAGCTGGTTGAATTGCTGGGGAGTGAGTTCGATTTGAATCATACGGTGGGAACTTTGACGCTGGCGGCCTTCTCCGCAACCAAAACCGGCTCCACCTGCGGCAACATCGGAGGCACGATCATCACCGGCGGCGATGAAGGCTGCGCCGCCCACGGCAGCGGCGGAGCGATGATCGGAGGGTTGATCTGGTCGTTGATCTGCTGCGTCACGTTCGCTTCAATGGCCGCTTGATCGACGCCATTGGCGAAGCACCAGCCGAGGACTTGCGCTTCGGTCAGATCAGGATACGGCGTGAACGAACCACTCGGCGGAGCGAAGCTGGTCGATCCGTAGCAAGTTCCGCTGTAGTTATCCTGCGAGCCGTTGCAGCGCCAATCGGCGGTAATCACAACGTCCGTGAGAGTGCCTTCGGTCGGGCGGACGAAAAGGCGTTCGATGATCCAAGAGAGGGTAGTCATGGGATTAGGCGAGTTTGGTTTCTAGGGCTTGAACTTTAGCAGCGAGTTCTTTGATGGCCGACACAAGTCGAGCTTCGGTCTTGCTCCATCCGGTGACGGTCAGGAATCCATCCTGTTCGCCAACGACATCGGGATAAACCTCCTGCATTTCTTGAGCAACAAAACCGATCTGATGGCCAGAACCGTTTTTGAAATCAAACTCGACCGGACGCAATGAGACGATTTTTTCAAGCTGCGAAGGAATGCTTGCGATGTTTTCCTTCAGACGAGAATCAGAGAACGTACCGAAAGCGGCAGCATTGGCTCCGTTGGCAGTAATCTGACCCGAACCAGCTGCGTTGTTATTGATCGTGAATCGAACAAGTATCTGAGAAGTGGTCGAATCGTTATCAAACTTACCGACAAGTAAAGCAGGATTGGCGGTATCACCAGTCGAGCTTTGAATGGCCAGCGTTGTGGCTCCGCCAGTTCCGCGAGCAAAAACGCGCGAGCTGTTTGTGTTTGTCGTCGCCCCCACCAAAAGATTCCCGCTCGCATCGAGGGTCATTGTTTGGGTGAAGGTGGCAACATTACCGGCTGTGCCGCTTGGTGCGGTCAACCAAGAGTGAATCCCGTTTTGCTGCTGGTAGTACGAAGCGAAATTGGTGGTCTTGTAAATCAACTGTGCGGCAGCATTGGCGTACATATTGTGTGTCAGAATTGACGTGGCAGATCCACCCATCAATCCAAGCACACTTGAAACCTCCAAGCCTTTCCAGCTTACGCCCCACGCACTCGGCGTAACCCCCACGCCGACGTTGCCGAGACTGTCCAGCGTAACTTGAGCGGAGGTTGCCCCATTTGCCCCAAGTTGAAGAGCTTGTAACGAACGGTTGTAAGTAATGTTTCCGCCATTGGTTCCAGCGCACTCAAGATACACCCGCGCATTTGAGGCACCGGCACTCGTCGCTCGGACAGCAATCGTCGGAAGCGTTGCACCCAATACGTCGATGTTGTAAGTCGGACTCGCAACCCCCACGCCCAGCCCCGTGCTGTTGAGGGTCATTCGGGTGCCGCCTGCGCCGTCATACCATGAGAATACACCAAGCGGTGCAATGCGGTATTGAGCGAGACTGTTCGCGGCAAACTCAAGCGTGTTGGTTGTCGGAAGATAGAGACCATTTGCCGGAATTGAAGATCCGGTGACGTTGAGGCTGGCGAGGGTGGCGGTGGGAGAACAAGCGAGAATGTTGTTGATTGATATGCGCTTGGTTGTACCACTTGCTGCCATGGTCGTGTCAGAAACATCGACTAACGGAAACATGTCATTTGCTGGATCAGCACCAGTCAGTGCCGTCAGGGCTGTGATTTTTGAATCAGGCATGGGTCAGTTGGATTGAATTTGGAGTTTGAAAGTGTCTTCCTGCTGAAGAAAACTAGCGTCTTCCCGCAACAAAGAATCAAAAGTGCCAAGTGTGATAACTAGCTTTGAGGTTCCGTCTTCCTGCCACAGGAATCCATCATCTTCTCTTAGAACATCTCGGCGCAACACGGGCAAGTCAGTGCCACCGGATTGACCGGTAAACAACCGATTTAGTGCTATGCCGAGTGAAATCATTTAGGCGCGGGCGTTAAACGCCACCACAGAGCCGCTGGAGATTTGAAATCCGGTGATGTTACCAACCAGCGGAAAACCGGCGGGAATCGTCTTGGATGTCCAAGTTCCTGCAATGCGATTGCCGGTGATCGACGTGAAAACAGTCGGCTCGGTCGGAATCAAGCCAGACCAAGCGCCGGTCTGCGCTGCGGTAGTGGTAAACAGCTCAAAGCCTTCTCGGCCCATGCTGTACTCGGTGGAAATGTCTGCTTGAACGGCCATTTTGTTTGATCGGTAGAGGGGGCCCCGGCCGTATTGCCGAGGCCCCCGGGTTGTGTGTTATCCTTTGCGAACTTTCGGTGCAATGCTGCCCTGTATCCACAGGATCAGCTTCGTGCCCTCTGCAATCTTCGCGGTGTTGAAGTCTTCGCGCTGGGCAGCAGCGTTGACTTCGGGACCGGCGACAATCTTAGACTTGCCGCTTTTGTCCACCGAGATGGTCGTGGCGATTCTCATTGGTCAGCCTTAGGCGGTGACGAGAACCTCGGCCTGCGTGGTGTCCGCAGCGGCGGCGCCGAACATGATATCGTAGGACGCCATGTGGCTGCGGCTCGCCCGGCTGTACCAGACCGACAACAAGCAGCTCAGACCGTTTGTAGTGGTCACCGTGCGCTGCTCAATGAACTCGCCGGCGATCATGCCGACCGGGAGGCCCGCGGCGATGGCGATCGAATCAGGGCCGCAGACGAAGCCAACGGCGTTGGTCTCGGCCGAGGTCCAGCGGTTGTTCTCGGCGATCACGTCGAACCCGAACCGGCCGTTGGCGAGCTGGTCGAACCGGCCATCGGGGAAGTAGTTCGCGGCGCCCGAGAACTGCAGGCGGGCCAGGTGGCCACCGTCCAAGATCAGGTTCTTGCTGCGGTAGTTCTTGGCCAAGGCCAGGATCGCAGGCAGATCCGAGGTGTCAAAGTTCGCGGCCGTGCCGATAGCGGTGGCGGCGCCGTAGTTCCCGGAGACCATCAGAGCGGTCAGCACGTCGCTGATGCCGTAGGCGAACAAGTCAGCCGAACCCGCGGCCAAGTCGGCCAGGCTGAAGCCCTGGTTGAGCTCGGCCTGAGTCACGGTGAAGTTCTTCGAGATCTGGTTCACGGTCACCGAGGTGGCCGCCAGCGTGCTGTCGTTGTTGGTCTCCCAGGAGGTCGGGTTGGTCTGGGCCGCGGTGCCAGTGGTGTATTTCTTCACCTGCACGGTGGCGCGGGGGCGCAAGTTGTCCAGGCCGACGTTGCGGCTGAACGCGGAGACCAAGGCCAGCCGGTTGGCAGCCACGGTGATCACGGCGTCGGCGAGGTAGTCGACCACCAAGCCCGAGGCGAACGTGTTGGCGTTCTGCGGGGCGTGAATGGCGCTCTGGCGCAGCAGCTCGCTGTGGTTCTGGATCAACCAGGAGCGGCGATCAGCACCAGCCTGCAGCTTCTTGTGAGCCTCGAGCAACGGGTTGCCGAGGTTCTCAATGCGGGCCGGGGCGATGGGCTCCGGGGCCGGGGCGGCGGTGGGGGCCTTGGCGCTGATGGCAGCGGCGACGGCCTTGGCGACGATGCTCTCGATGGACGAGGCATCCAAAGTAGCGGTCGGCGCAGTAGGAGCGGCCGCCACCACGGTGTTGGAATCAGTCATTTTGTGTGGTGTCTGCTGTGATGTCGGCGCGGTTGTCGCGCCATCTGCGGCAGCGGAAGTGCTGACCGTAGAAATCTTGTCTTCGGGCTCGGAGAGCTCCTGTTCCTGGTCGATCTGGGCAGCCAGCGCCTTGAACCAGTCACGTCCGGCGGCACCTCCCCAAAGGTTGGCGGCCACGTCGGCCGGGGTGTCGGCTTCGGCATCGAGGAAGCGCTCATTGCGGGCCCACCAGGCCACAGCCTTCTTCACCTTGTCGACGCTGGGCTCCTCGCCCTTGGCCATGTTGCGGGCCTCGATCACGGTGGCCTCCTCGAGGCCGTCGCCACCAAGGCCATCCTCGTACTGCCGGATGCCGCGCTCGAGGTTTCGGACTACAGTCGGAGGCGCCGTCTTGGTCACCGCCCGCGGGTGCCAACAGGCAGCCATGGCCAGCATCTCGGTCATGCTGTCAGCCAGGCCGAAAGCCACAGCTTCCTGCGCGGTGAACCAGGTCTCGGCGGTCATGGCCGCTCGGATCTGCGCCACCGGCTTTCCGGTGCGCTTGGAATAGATGCCAGCCAGAACCTCGGCGTGCTGATCTAAGGCACCAGCCATCTTGCGCATATCGTCGGCCGTACCGGCAACCATGCCGGACGGGTCGTGAATCATGAACAGCGCCGCATCGGCGATCTCCACGGTGTCGCCGGCCAAAGCGATGATCGAAGCGATTGAGGCAGCGATGCCGACCACCCGGGTTGTCACCTGGGCATTACGGCCGCGCAGCATATTGTAGATGGCCAGACCGTCCCAGACGTTGCCGCCGGGGCTGTTGATCTCGACCACCAAAGGGCCAGGGCCCACAGACTGCAGAGCATCGGAGAAGGCCTTGGCCGAAACACCAGAACCACCGAACCAGTCTTCGCCGATCTGGTCGAAGATCTGGATCATGGCGGGCTCAGTCGCCGCCGCTCGGGGCTGGTAGGAAAGCCAGTTTGTGACCTTGGTCATGTCGTCTTCGATCTAGGTTTCCGCTTTTTCGGCGCCTTGGCAATAACCTGCTGACTAGGTTCAGCCGGGATTTCTTCAGGCATGGCGCCAGTGGGCTCGACCTCGGGCGTCGGCTCGGCCGGTTCAGGCGCGATTGGGAGCTTCTGGGCGGTCGAGATCTCGGAGACGTCGATGCCGTATTTCACGGCCAGATCCCGGATGTGCTTGGCCTGCTGCGCCTTGGCCTCGAGGGCCGAGCGCCAGTCGATGCCACGGGCTCCGTAAATCTCGTCGTAGGTCGTCACGCCGGCCTCGAGCTCGGCGAGCTGGGCGGCTGAATTGCGGCCGACGTCGACATTGGGGGCCCGGGGCGCCTGGATCGCCACCTCGTACCAGTCGTCCGGCGAATCCTGCAGGCTGGGGTCCACCCGGATGGCGTACTCCATGACGTACTCCCAAATCCGACGGGCGGCCGAGGCCATCACCTGGTGCCGGCTTCGGAACCAGACCGACGACATATCCAGAGCGCCGCGGTACACGGTGCCCTGCATTCCCTCGGGGAAAACCAGAACGTACGGGATGCCGACTCCAGCGCACACCTTCTCGGTGAGTTGGCGCCAGTATTCCCGCATATTGACGTTTGGCCGGTCGGCTTGGAACTGCTCGAACTCGTCGCCGCTCTTCAGAACCTTGACGGTCGATCCGAACACGTTCTCGTAGTAGGTCTGGGCCGTGCCTTGCGAGCCAGCCACACCGGAGCGCAAGCTGGTGGCCTGCACCTCGCCGGATGCCGTCTTGATGACCTGGGCCACGCTCGAGGCGAGCTTGCAGCTTTCCATCTCGAGCTTCTGCAGGTCGTCGAGGTCGTGCAGGTCGTTGATCACGCACGCAACGAAAGGCAGGCCGCGAAGCTGTCCGGCACGCTGGGCCTCGTAGATGTGGATGATCGAGTCGGACGAGATTGACCGGATGTCCTGGAGCTGGCCCTGTTGCGATTCCTGCCCGATGTAATAGGACAAGGCCCGGCCGGTCTTGGTGTCGAACCGGACGCCATCGAACACGTCGACGTCGTTCTCCTTGCCATTAGGCGTGGCCACCTGCTGCGGCTCGATGAGCTGCAGCCGGGGACGCCCGGAATCTCCCTTGGTCAAAAGGATGAAAGATTCGCCATCGTAGAACCACCCGCGGGCAGCCAATGACATCAGGGTGCCGAACGATTGCCGGCTGCCGATGTCAGGATACCGGCACCAGGTATCCCACCAGCGCTTCGCCCGGAGGTTCCAGTCAGGATCCGAGCTGGCCGGCTGAACCGAGAAATTGCTGCCGACGGTGTAGTTCTCGAACAGGTCACCAAGTCGGTTCATCACCGCGTTGTTCTGCTCAAAGAACCGGCTTTTCCGCACGATCTGCTGCCGGGTCGAGGCCGTGACATCGAACCGCACCGATGTGTAGGACGTGTCGAGGAACGAACGGCGGATCGAGTTGGCCGCCCCCTCGTAACGATCAACGGGCTGTGACCTGAGCTTCTGCAGGATGTTGGCGAAGATTCCCATCAGGTCATTCCGGTTCTAAAAGTGCCTTCGCGTCGGAAGTTCGAGAAGTCACCGCCGTAGGACGTGGCCGCGATCAGCACCACGGTCATCAGCTTGTTGTAAATCTGGGCGTCGGTCGGACTGGTGATGCCGTTTTGGCCGAGGTAATACACGGCCAGATCGTAGTCGTTCAGCAGGCTTTCCCACATCTCGACCATTTCGGAAGGCGTCGGGCCACCTTTGCCTGGCTCGGCGAACTCGACCGATACATCCGAGGATGATGTCGACCGAACAATCTGGCCGGACTCAATCACCGAGGATGCCGCGATGGACTTGGCCGACAGGGCAGCCAGAAGCGTCGAACCTCCGAGGGCCGAGTAAACGGCCCGCAGATAGGAGCGCTTGATGGCAACGGTGAACGTGAACACCCGGCGGGAGAATGCATCTTCCGAGTGCCGGTGCAATAGGTTAGCAGAACATCATGTCTCGGCAGCCTGCACCAGGTCGTTCCAAAGCATCACCATGGCGAGCTGCATGATCTCGCAGTCGTGCAGGTGGTCCGGCCACTTCTGGTTGCGCTTTGTCCAGATGTGCTTGATCCGGCCGGCACGATTGGCCACCGGCCGGAGCTGGTGGCTGTCGAGATGGCGCCAATACAGCTCCTGGTCGGCCAGGTAGGCGCCTTCGGCCTCGAGCACCGGAGGCGTCGGGCAGACGCCCCACTCCCGGTCGATGTCTCCTTTTCGCAGGCGGGAGAGCATATCGCGCAGGTGCTCGGTGTCGAACACTAGGAGGGGCTGCACCACATCGGTGCGCATCGAGGATGATGTCGACAGGCCGAACGGGTGCACCGTGCCGCTCTGGGCAGTGAACCGGGCGCCGGTCTCCCGGCCTTTGAGCGGCAACCACCCGATGATCATGGGCTTGCGGAGGCCTCCCTCGGGCGGATACCGAAGGCCGCACGGGTAGGTGATCGGGTTGGATGTGATGGTCGAATAGGCGCCGCAGGCATCGTACACGGCCTGCGTGTTAAAGCCTGAGTCGATGCCGACATCCATGTCATGCACCTCGAGCGCGATCTGCACCCGCCGGAGCGCTGCGAAATCATCGGCATGGCCCGCGGCGATCAGCGTGGAATTGCCATCCTTCCATTCTCGGCACACCCACCACAGGAATGGCGCCACGGCCTGCACGTCTGCGGTAAGGTAGCGGCGGCCGCCGTCGAGCTTAACCTCGACCGATGTTTCCGGGCGCTCCTGCTGCACGTCCTGCTGCTCCCAGGGCTCGGCCAGATTTCCATTGATGAATCCCTGCAGTCCGCCCATCGACTGCTTGGCCTCGATGAACGAGACAGCGAGGTGGCCCCAGGTGCATTTCCGGTCGGGGCTGTAGAGGCTGGAAAGATGGTATGAACGCACGCCGGGCAGCGCCCCGGGGTTCTCCGGGATCCACCGGCCATGGCGAAGCGCTGCAACCTTGTGGGCGTCGGTGATCTTGCCCTGGCAGAGTTGGCAGACGTAATGCGCCGACGCCCGGATCTTCGAGAGGTCATGCTTGCCGTCATCGGTCTTGTGGTCCTCCCAGGTCACCTGGCGCCACTCCAGTCGGATGTATTCTTTGCAGTGCGGGCACGGCAGGTAGAACCGCCGCTGGTCGCCGCGGAGGAATCGCTGCCAGATCCGCCCCTCGACCACGGTCGGCGTCGAGGTCATTAAGGCCTTCGACGATGAGAACGATTTGAGACGTTGCTCGGCCAGGTCGAGTGCGTCGGCTTCCTTGGCCGTGGCCTCGGCGAACTTGTCCACCTCGTCGGCGATCAGCACCCGCACCGGACGGCTGGCTAGGTTGGCCGGGCTGTTTGATCCGACAAAGGTCAGCGTCGACCGGGTGAAGTTCTGCTCGAGGTTGGTGATCTTGTCGGCCTCGGCCGGAAAGCATTCCAACATGGCCGGGCTGTCCTCGAGCATTGGCAGCCACCGGCTCTTCGAGAACGAGCGGGCCAGGTTCTCGGTCGGCATCAGCCACAAGGCCGGACTCGGCTCGTTGGCGATCAGCCAGGCCAGGCCGGCCATCAGGGTGGTGGTCTTCGAGGTTTGGCTGCCCCAGCACAGCGTCACCTCGGATACGCTGGTGTCCTTCCAGCATTCCATCGGTTCCCGGGTGTACGGCCTGACCGAGGTGCTGAACGGGCCCGGGTGCTCAGTCTGCCGGGCGGTCAGCCTGAGGTTGGCCTCGGACCATTCGACTACGGTCTGTACCGGGGTCGGCTTGTAGAGGTTCCGGCGATAGTCGAGCAGGTTCCGCTGCAGGTCGGTCAGGATTTCCATGGGTCGGTGTTGTGAAGGGTTTTTAGAGCCACCTCTTGCACCCAGCGGGAAAGTTCACGCTCGGCGTGCTCCGGATCGTGCGGTGCTATCCGGCCGGAAAGCTGCTTGGGCATGGCCTTCAATAACGAGGCCACCGCCCCATCGTGCTCCTGCATGACCTTGCGCACCCAATCTCCGGAGATCAGGCGCCTTTCCTTCTCGGCCTGGGCGATCACCTCGTCGCGAGCGCTGGTCAAGTTCTTGGCTGCGGCTGCGTGGATTGCCACCAGCCGCCCGGCGTCTGCCCGACCACCGCGGAGGGCATCGACGGCAAGATCGTAGGCTGCACGCTCAATCTGGCGCTGGCGTTCGTAGGCGCCCTGTGGCGAGTCGGAAGCGGCTGCCGCGGTGTCGACAGGCTGCGAGGCTTCCGCGGGTCTGTAGGGGCCTTCCTGCTCGATGGCGGCGGGTTCTGGTGTGGGCGGCATCTCGATATGCTGCGTGGTCGACTTTGCGCGGATGTTTTTCCGGCGCCAGGCATCGGCAGCCTCTGGGCTGTCCATAGGCATCCCCTTCGCCACCAGTTGGGTGACGTAGCCATGGGAAACACCGGCGTGTTTGGCGTAGCCTCGTTGAGTCATCATGGCGTCAATGCGTTTAGAACTTCTGGCGGCAACATCGAATTGGGAACAGTGGCTGCGTATTGCAGCGCCCGAAACACGCCGTCCCGGCGGCTGTCCTGCGCATTCGGCACACAATAGCCGGCTAGTTGCTCCGGTGGCGTGCCGCGCTTCATCAAACGGATAAACCAGGCCACATTGGCAACGCCGTATTGGTCGACCAGAAATTGAATGTGATTATTTTGCATAGATAAATGCCTTGACGGTTACTCGCACGGAATCATAGGGGTCTCGCGTTCACC